TTCATAGTAAATTAACTATTGTACTCTTACCTATATATATACTAAAGGTATAATAGACCTTAAGATCTTCTAATATAGAGTTTATCAAATGATAACAGTAGCAGAAGTTAAACAATCTCTCCCGACACATTTGAAACCTGCAGCTACTCAAGAATTTGCGGATAAGTTGAATGCGTTGGCGAAGGATCCTGAGATGGCAGAGATGCTCCGGGAGAACTTCATTTCCTATACCCATGTGCTGAAAGAGGGCCGATTTAAGACTGAAGATTACATGCGGGCTGTGGTCTATGTGAGCTTTAAGTTGATGGGTCATACCAATCAGGATTCCTATAAACGGACCTTCCCGGATCGGCATACAGCTTTGGTTGCAAGGGGAGCGACTGACAAAGACATCTCTGCCTATGTGGCAGCCTACAATAAGAACAAATTGGTCAATATGGTGCTGGAACAGACCTTGGTTCCAGTCTGGGTTTTGAATCAATCGATCTATCAGAAAGCGATCAATGTTCAGGCCAAATTAATGATGGGAGCTTATAGCGAAAAAGTACAGTCAGATGCTGCAAATTCTCTGCTGACCCATTTGAAAAAACCTGAGACCAAGCAGGTGGAACTGTCGATCGGACTGGATGAATCTTCTGGGATGAAAGAACTGAAAGAGACGTTGGCTTCCTTGGCTCAGCGTCAGCAGGATCTGATCGGGCAGGGAGTGACAACTCGGGACATTGCTCACCAGGCATTGGGGGCGAAACTACCTGCACCTACGGCATCTGATGACAACGCTCATCTTGCTTCTTTTTTGCCTCCTGATCACACCAAATCAAAGCAAAGCGAAGCCATTATGGACGCTGTAATTGTTGAGGATGATTGATGACCAAGTTTAGAAAAAAACCTGTTGTGATCGTGGCTCATAAGCTCGGTGAAAGCTGGAGCGATGACAGTATGGAAATCTGGCAGGGCGTGAAGGAAAACAAGATAACCCTCTATATGGGGGGAAGTGATCCACATGCCATGATCAAGACGCTGGAAGGTCATATGCGTGCAGATATTGGGGACTGGATCATCAAAGGTGTCGCCGGAGAATTTTATCCCTGCAAACCTGAGATATTCGCTGCCACTTATGAACTTGTTGGATCATAGCCCATGCTAACTTCAGCTGATCTCGATGAGGTGGATCTTCTAGGCGGAATACCAGATATCCTGGGCGAAGCCGGGATGATTGCCAAAGATGTTGATGAATGGCTCAATGATGTAAATTACGCTGAAATGAATGATGGTTTTTATGTTCCATCTGCATTTGCGTTGAAATTTACCAACTTCATTAAATTGGTAAATGGGGAGGAGGGAGAGCAGAACCTAACTCCCGTTGTGCATCTCAAAATGCTCGATGAGATTGCCGGACCTAATAAGAAAATCGCCAATTTATGTGCTCGTGGGATGGCAAAGACCACCCTGATGTTTGAATACCTGGTTCTCTATATTACCGTTTTTGGAGAAATCGACGGCTTTGGAAAAGTAGATGGGATGATCTACGTTTCTGACTCGATGGATAATGGTGTGAAATCCGCTCGAAAGAATATCGAGTTTCGTTATGACCAGTCCGATTTTTTGCAGGAATGGGTGCCGTATTTTAAATTCACAGACAATTATTTGGAATCCAAAAACAAGGACGGTGGAATCCTTGGGGTGAAGATGTTCGGGGCAAAAACCGGTCTACGGGGCACCAAGATATTTGGTAAACGCCCTGTCGTCGCTGTACTTGATGATCTGGTATCTGATGAGGATGCCCGTTCCAAGGCTGCCATGGATACAATTAAGAACACCGTTTACAAAGGGGTCGATTATGCATTGGATCCCCGGCGCCGGAAAATCATCTTCAATGGCACACCTTTCAACAAAGGGGATGTGCTTTACGAAGCTGTGGAATCTGGTGGCTGGCATGTTAATGTCTACCCAATTTGCGAGAAGTTTCCTTGCACCAAAGAGGAATTTCGTGGAGCCTGGGAAGATCGATTTACCTATGAATATGTGCTTGAACAGTACCAGACTGCTGTTGCTACGGGCCAGGTCTCATCCTTCATGCAGGAGCTGATGCTCAGAGTGACATCCTCAGAAGAACGTCTAATACAAGACACAGAGATCCGTTGGTATAATCGGGCGCAGCTCTTAGAAAACCGAAGTAATTTCAACTTCTATATCACCACGGACTTTGCCACCAAGGCCAAGCAGTCAGCAGATTTTTCAGTGATCTCCGTCTGGGCTTACAATTCCAATGCAGATTGGTTTTGGGTCGATGGGATCTGCAAGAAACAGACGATGGATAAGAACAACAACGATCTTTTTAAGCTGGTTCAAGAATATTCCCCACAATCAGTGGGAGTTGAAATATCAGGTCAGCAGGGAGCTTTTATTAATTGGCTCCAAATGGAAATGATGACACGAAATATCTGGTTCAATTTTGCTATGGGAAAAAACGGAACACCAGGGATCCAGCCCGAGACAGATAAGCTGTCGCGCTTTAATGTCGTGGTTCCTTATTTCAAAGCAGGCAAAATGTACTTCCCATCTGAGATGAAAGCTTCAGAGATAATGGGAGAATTTCAACAAGAGTTGAAGATGGCAACCATCAACGGCTTCAAGAGCAAACATGATGACTGCCTAGACACAGTGTCCATGCTCAGTTACATTAACGCTTGGAAGCCAAGTGAGGAGGCTCCTCTAGCTCAACAGACCGATGGTGTCTGGGGCCTGGAGGATGACCGGTCGCACAGCCAATCCAATTATTCCTCATATACCGTCTGATCCCTTGGCCTCTCATTGGAGACATGCAGCATGAATGTAGGCGATCTCTTCGCGCAGCTTTCTTTTGGAGAGCTATCCAATTTATCGATCGGGATGGAAGGGGCTGGGACCATTATTCCAGCCATGCAGCCCAGTATTGTAAATCACGCCAACAATGTTTTGACGCAGATCTACAGCAGATTTACGCATAACAAGTATTATGTTAATTTGGAGCTTGTGGCGGATCAAACCAAATATTTCATCCGACCAGCGCATGCAGTCACCGCATTGCCTTTGGACAACGATGTGCCGCGATATATCCTAGATACAGAAGCTGAGCCCTTTGTCCATGAATTGATCAAGATTCTTGATATCGAAGAAGCTGTGGACACCAATGAAGACAACGAGACCAACATTCATCTGAACGACACGATGGATGCTGATGCGATCAGAACGCTTTCCTATGATACAATACTTGTTCCAAATCCGGTTGCCGGGATCGTGCTTATTTTGGAATGCCAGGTCAATCACCTGCCCCTGACTTTGACAACAGTGGATCTAGCTGAAGAGATTGTATTACATCCTCTCCTACAGGATGCTCTGGTCGCAAAAGTAGCATCTCGGGTATATTCCGGAATGAATGGCGAGGAAAATGCAGCCAAGGCCTCTCGTCTAAATGCTGAATATGAAGCTGCCTGCCAAATGGTCAATTTTGAGGATTTCGCACAGAATAGCTCTGCGGCCGTCACTAAGAAAATGGCTGCGAGTGGTTGGCCATAATGACTGTTGTAGCCGATCTTCAACTTTGGGCCGATAATTTAGAGACCATACAGCTTCCCGAAATTGAAGGGGATATTGCTGTCCTTCAAGTGGATGTCCCTGCCCTATCCGCTCTGATCACCCAAAAATCACAGATATTTACGGACGCTCTGGCAGCTTATGTGGTGACAGTGGATTCTGCTCAAGTCACAGCAGATGCAGCAGACGACCGCTCCAATATAGCTCTGACAGAGATTTACGCTGCCCAGCTCGCAGCACAGACCTATACTGATAATTCAGTTGCAGCTGTGCTGGTCACACTGAATGGCTTGGTCGACAATCTGACAGCAGCCCTGGGTGCACAAATCACCTCGGATACAGACGCAGCTGTTGCCGCTGAAATGTCTGGCATTCTTGCAGATACTCTTGCTATCTCGTCGGCAGCCTCTGTCGCTCTGACTGCAGCTCAAGCCGCACAAGCCACAATTACGGCTGCCACAGATCTTATGTTGGATGTTGAGCTGCCGGCCATAAACGTCCTGCTCGATGGTAACACAAGTGCGATCGATGCTGTGGATACCCTGGTTTCAGCCCTGGTCACCGATTACCCTCATTCGACCTTGGTTCAAGGTATAGATGCAGCGCAGGCCCAGAATGAGTCAAATCTGGCGCCACTTGGTGGAACTATTTTACGAGAGCCCATAAATCTATGGGGCAAAGATATTGAAACGGTTTCGACAACTCTGGCCAAACCAACCCTGAATACCTATGGGGACTTCCTCGTTGATGATGCCGACTTTGGAGAATGCTTTGAATTTGGGGATGCGACAAATACCAATGTCGGACCTGCCTACCCTATCGATTTTTCCCCGGATCGAGTTTACAAGATCACCGCCACCTTCAAAGTGATCACAGCAGATACCTGGGTCCATCTTGGAGTCACCACACAGACCGGGGTGGACCTGGTTGAGGCATACACCGCCAAGACGGTTCAGGCCACTGCTGTAGCCCTTGGGACGGTCCTGACCACCTCGATCTATGTGGGCACAGATTCAGATGCTCTGGATGATTACGGGATCTTGCCGGCCGATTATATTATTCTCACTGGATCTGGCGCTGCCAACAAATTGTACTATTTTCTGGAGCAGAACAATACGCCAGGAACTGGCCATGTGAAACTGGCCTCCTTGACAATAACTGATGTTACCGAGGTGCTGAGCAATATCAATGCAGTCCGTACTGAACTTCAGAGCAATATTGATGGCGTCTCTGCAACATTGTCTGCAGATTACTATACCGCGGTTCAAGCAGATTCAGCCATTGCTGCTGCTGGTGTGGCTCTGCAAGCCAATATCGATGGCAATGCAGCTGCGTTGGCTGCCGAACTGATTGTACGAGCAGATGATGACACTGCAATCGCTGCATCTGTAACTGCTCTCACAGCCACCGTTGGAGCCAATACCGCCTCAGTTTCCTCCCAGGGATCTGCTATCTCTACCTTGGAAGGTAA